TATTGTCGGGGTCAAAGACCCCGATGGCAGCGAGCGCTTCTTCCTATCCCGGCGCAAAACCGAAGTGGCGTGGGTTAATTTGTCCACGCCTATCGTGCTCGCTGCGGATACGGACTACAACATGGTGGCGCTGTTCAAGGCGATCACCGACGCCCCACAGCGCGGAACCTTGGCGCCGTTCTTCAACACCACGACCAACAAGATGAACGTTTATAACGAAGGCGCGACATTAACGTTCAAGCTGAATCTGGAAGGCGCATGGGTTGGCGGGGGTACCAATAGTTCTATGGAAATCCGTTTCCTCGGCACGATTGGGAATGATATCTTCGCCGTTCGAGTCGCGGGGCAAACGCCGGATACCGTATCGTTGCCCACGTTCTTCTCCATCGACGCAGACGATTACATCGCGCTCAACGGCACCACGCCTATTCTTCGCGCCAACAGCCGGGGCTTCACCATTAACTCCATACTGCTCATCGCAGAACAAAACACCCACCTCAGCACTATCTCCGCGAAGTAAACACCCCGAAGTGCACACAACAGGGCCGCCGTGCCCTATTGTGCTTTCATGAACGCATACGACCCGACCGATACCCGCAACCTAGATCGCGCCCACGCCGAGCGGCAGGTGCGTGAAAGACTGCAAGCAGATACCGAGGTTTCCGATATCAAGTGGTTGATGAAGGGGCCGAGGGGGCGCCGCCACATCTGGCGCCAGCTTGAGCTAGCGGGGGTATTCCGCTCGTCATTCAACACCAACGCGATGACGATGGCTTTTTCGGAAGGGCAAAGAAACATAGGGCTTCGGCTGCTCGGCATGGTGCACGAGCACTGCCCGGAGCTCTACAACATCATGGTTGAGGAAAACACCCATGGAAAACACGCTGATGACGGAACAGGCCGCAACACCAACTGAGGGCCAGCCCGCAACGCAGAGCGCTGATCTGCAGACTGCCCCCGTGCAGACTCCTGTAGAACAGGGCCAACAGCAACCCGCAGCAGATCAGGCACCTGCCGCCCAGCCCGATGCCCAAGCCGCACCGGCCGAAGGGGAACAAGGCGAAGCCAAGCAGGGGGAAGGCAAACCGCAAGGCGCGCCGGAGAAGTACGAATTCGCAACCCCTGACGGAATGCAGTTCGACGACGCGGTCGTCGGCGCGTTCAGCGAAGTGGCCAAGGATTTGAACCTGAGCCAAGAGGCCGCGCAAAAGATCCTCGATAAAGTGGGTCCGGTAATGGCCGCCCAGCAAAACGAGGCCTTACAAGCCGCCAGTGCCGAATGGGCCGAAGCGTCGAAGACCGATAAGGAGTTCGGCGGCGACAAGCTCAACGAGAATTTGGCGGTAGCCAAAAAGGCCATGGATCAGTTTGCGTCGCCCGAATTGCGCGCGCTGCTCAACGAGTCTGCCCTGGGGAACAACCCGGAAGTGATCCGCATGTTCTACAGGGTGGGCAAGGCAATCAGTGAAGATGGCTTTGTCGTCGGCGGAAATGCGAAGAATGCTGAGCTCTCCGCTGCGCAACGCATGTACCCAGGTATGAACCCGTAAGGAGTGTAAAACATGGCAACTTTGTCCACCGGTCAATTGACCCTTGCGGACTGGTCCAAGCGCATCGGCCCAGACGGCAAGATCGACCCCATCGCGGAGCTGCTGTCGCAGACCAACGAGATCCTTGAGGACGTTGTCTTCAAGGAAGCGAACCAGCCCACCAGCCACGTCGTCGCCGTGCGCACCGGATTGCCCGCCGTCTACTGGCGTGCGTATAACCAGGGCGTGCCATCCAGCAAGTCCACCACCGCCCAAGTCACCGAGCCTTGCGCGATGCTGGAAGCCCGCTCCCATATCGACGCCAAGCTGCTGGAGCTCAACGGTAACTCGGCCCAGTTCCGCCTTTCCGAAGAATCCGCGTTCATCGAAGCGATGAACCAGGAAATGACCGGCAAGCTGTTTAACGGCAACGTCGGCGCAGATCTGAAGACTTTCTCCGGTCTGGCTACTCGCTACAGCTCCACCACCGCAGGTAACGGCAGCAACGTGATCCTGGCTGGCGGCACTGGCTCCGATAACGCGTCCATCTATCTGGTCGTGTGGGGCGAGCAAACCGTGTTCTGCCCGTTCCCGAAAGGCTCCCGCGCCGGTCTGCGCTCCCGCGACTTGGGCGAGGAATCAGTGCAGGACGCCAGCGGCAACTGGTACCAGGCGGCACGCTCCCTGTTCCAGTGGGACACAGGCCTGGTCGTTAAAGACTGGCGCTACGTCGTGCGCATCGCGAATATCGACGTTTCCGACTGGGTCGGTGTAACCGGCACGCAGGCCACTACCGCCGCCACCAACGTCATCAAGTTGATGATGCGCGCCATCGCTCGCATCCCGAACTTCTCCATGGGTCGCGCGGCGTTCTACTGCAACCGCTCCATTCAGGAAGGCCTGATGATCCAGGCGCTGGAAAAGAGCCAGAACGCGCTGTCAGTGCAAGAAGCGCTGTCGCAATTCGGTCAGAAGATGAACCAGCTGACTTTCATGGGCATCCCTGTGCGTGGCGTTGACCAGCTCGGTATTGCCGAAACCCTGGTATCCTAAGGAGGATTAGCCATGTTGCTTGACGCTTTGCTGCAACTGTCGAATGCTCAGGCGGTGACCACCACCGCCGTTTCGACCAACACCATTGACCTGTCGCAGAATCGCGACCTGGGCCCGGGGGAAAACCTGCACGCGGTTTTCGGGGTGGATACCACCGCCACGGGCGCGGGCACTGTGACTTTCCAGATCATCAGTTCCGCCGCTGCTGACCTGTCGAGCCCCAACGTGCTGTCGCAGACCGACGCTATCGCCTATACCGACCTGACCGCAGGCCGCAAGCCGATCATCGTTGACCTGAGCCCGCACGTGCTCAAGACCCTGGACCGTGGCCAGCGCTACCTCGGTGTGCGCTATCTCGTCACCAGCGGCCCGTTGACCGCCGGTGCGTTTACCGCGTACATCAGCAATTCGGAAGCGGCTGCCGCGGCGCAGTATCCGTCAGGGTTCACCGTCTACTAAGGAGCGATAGATGCCACGTTATATTGCGCTGCGTGACACCTGGTTGTCCCACGAGTGCCGGCTGGTCAAGGAAGGCCAGGAGTTCACCACCGAGTTCCCCGAGGGGATGAAACTCAGCGGCAATCTGCAGCTGGTGGAAGACGAAAAGCCGGTGGCCAAGGGCAAGAAAGGCCCAGCACCAGACGACTTGGTGTAACGGGTCCGCCCTGCACCGCGAGAGAATCACAGGGGGCCTTGCGCCCCCTTTGCTTTAAAGGGGATCTGCAATGGCTTCTGATATCGATTTGTGCAACATCGCGCTGTCGCATTTGGGCGACGTCGCTACCGTGGCCAGTATTGACCCGCCCGAAGGCTCCGCGCAGGCCGAGCACTGCGCCCGCTTCTATCCACTAGCCCGCGATACGCTACTCGAGGCGCACCCATGGTCCTTCGCCACCCGGCGCGTATTATTGGCTGAACTGGCCAACCCTTGGCCGCAATGGGCGCACGCCTACGCACGGCCGGCGGATTGCTTGAAGGTATTGGCCGTGATGCCTAAGGACGCGGCGGACGATTACCAGACCGCAGCGCGCTATCCGTACCCGGCGGAGCAGTTGGCCCCCGGCGCGTTGTATTCGGCAGATGTGCCGCAGCCATATACGTGCGAAGTGAACGGCGATGGCGCTGCGGTGATCTACAGCAATCAAGAAGATGCCATGCTGCGGTATATCGCCCTGGTGACCGACACCACCCGGTATTCTTACGCGTTTAACATGGCGCTTACGTGGTCGCTGGCCAGCATGCTGGCGGGGCCTATCATCAAGGGTGACGTAGGGCGCGCAGAAGCGCAGCGCTGTGCGCAGTTCGCCCAGCAGTGGTTGCTCAAGGCGATGGCGCTGGATGCGCAGCAACAACAGATTGATTTGACGCATAGCGTCGGCTGGATCGCGGGGCGGTAACCATGGCTAATACTAGAATTTTAAGCAGGTCATTCGCCGGGGGCGAGATATCGCCCGAAATGTTTGGCCGCATCGACGATGTGAAATTCGCCACTGGCGTCGCGCTGATGCGCAATTTCATCGCTCTACCCCACGGCCCCGCTGCCAACCGCCCCGGATTCCAGTTTGTGCGCGAGGTTAAAGACTCCACCAAGAAGGTGCGCTTGATCCCTTTCACGTTTAGCGCGTCGCAAACCTTCATCATCGAAATGGGCCCCGGTTATTTCAGGTTTCACACCCAGGGTGGAACTGTGATGAACGGGGCGGTGCCCTATGAAGTGGTGACGCCGTACTTCGAAGCCGATCTTTTCGATATCCATTATGTGCAATCGGCAGATGTTGTCACGTTGGTACATCCCAACTATCCGCCAAAAGAACTGCGGCGATTGGGGGCTACCAATTGGACCTTGGTAGATATCAGCTTTGCCGCAACCATAGCGCCGCCTGATAGCGTTGGCGTGGCGGCGGCAAACGTCCCGAGCGGTAGTCTCTACGACTATTCGTACGTAGTCACCACGGTAGTGGATAACCCGCCGCAGGAATCGGTTAAGTCCACAACGGTAAGTATCCAGAACAATCTGTTTACTACCGGGGCCATTAACCGAGTTACATGGGGCGCCGTGGCTGGCGCTTCGCGGTACAACGTTTATAAATACAGCGGGGGGCTGTTCGGGTATATCGGCCAGACGGATACCCTGCAATTTGTCGACGATAATATCGCGGCGGACGTAAGCAAAACGCCGCCGATTTACGACACGACGCTCGGGTCTGCGTCCAACTATCCGGCAGCGGTGAGTTATTTCGAGCAGCGCCGTTGTTTTGGGGGCACGATAAATCGGCCACAGAATTTGTGGATGACGAAATCCGGCACCGAAAGCGATCTGTCGTATTCTCTGCCGACGCAGGCCGACGACCGCATATCCGTGCGCGTGGCCTCCCGCGAAGTCAACACCATCCGGCACCTGGTACCGCTTGGCAGCTTGATCGCGCTCACCGAGTCTGCAGAGTGGCGGGTTACGTCTGGCAATGCGGATGCCATCGCCCCGACCAGTATCAGCGTGCGGCCGCAGTCCTACATCGGGGCGAACAACGCGCAACCATTGCTGGTGAATAACAACATCCTGTATGCCGCAGCACGGGGCGGCCATATTCGTGAAATGGCGTACAACGACAGCGCTGGGGGCTACATAACAGGGGACTTGTCGCTGCGATCACCGCATCTGTTTGACAACCTCAACATCACCGATATGGCCTACGCCAAGGCGCCGCAACCGGTGTGCTGGTTCACGTCCACCAGCGGTAAGTTGCTCGGGTTAACCTATGTGCCGGAACAACAGGTCGGAGCGTGGCACCAGCACGACACGTTTAGCGGCGCCTTCGAATCATGCGCCGTGGTGGCAGAAGGTAATGAGGATGTGCTTTATGTTTTAGTGCGGCGCAACCTTGGGGGCCAAACAAGGCGCTACGTGGAGCGCATGGCTTCCCGCCAATTCCTGAACCAGAGCAACGCATTTTTTGTAGACAGCGGCTTGACGTATTCCGGCGCCCCCGTTTCCACTATATCGGGGTTGGGGCACCTGGAAGGGCAGATCTTGAATATCCTTGCTGACGGCGCAGTGCACCCGCCGCGTCAGGTTGTAGGAGGTAGCATCACGCTAGACGAGCCCGCCGGTATCGTCCATGCGGGGTTACCCATTGTGGCGGATATTGAAACGCTGCCGGTAGCCGCAGGCGTCGATAGCGGGTACGCGCAGGGCCGCGCGAAGAACGTCAACAAGGTGTGGCTGCGCGTGTATCGCAGTTCGGGGATTTTTGTCGGGCCGTCTACAGACCATTTGACCGAGGCCAAGCGGCGCACGGTAGAGGACTACGGCCAGCCGCCGGCGCTCAAGAGCGATGAGCTCGAGATAATGCTAACTCCGACATGGGGCCAGAGCGGACAGGTATTCGTGCGACAGGCGGACCCGTTGCCGCTCACGCTGGTATCGATGACAATGGAAGTCGCGCTAGGCGCATAAAAAGAAGGCCCCGAGTAGGGGCCTAAACGTTGGGGCAACACTGAGCAAAGTAAGGCAGGAATAAGTCGTGGCGAAGCTGAATCTATTCGGAATCGTCACACTCAGCTATGACTCTGAAACATCCGGCATATAGCCTTCTGATTCCTTATTAACCACAACCGGCTGAGCACTAGCAACTCTCGGAATCCTATCAGGGAAGCTGTGGTTGACCTAATGCCCATGCGGTTGTGCTATCAGCCACGCTTCCCAGCGTTGCCAATAACTGGCCGTCTGTTCCGGCTGTCAAGATAAGACCACCTCCTATCTGCCCTTGTCGGGGGAATTTGTTGTGGTGCCTGGTGCCTCCAGGTTTTGCGCCAGTCGCCTGCGCAAACGGGGTCCAAAACAGCCAGGAGAGGCTTTGCGACTCCCGCCTACCGCTTAGGTAGGATTCACCACAAGGCAAACTGTAGCGGAGTCATTTCGCGATTGCAATATTATTTTTTATCTTTTCGCTTTTTCTCTCGGCGCGCCACATCGAGCGCGATAGCGATGGCCTGCTTGCTGGGGTAGCCTTCCTTTTCGAGTTTGGCGATATTATGGCCGACGTTTTTCTTTCCTTTGGCTAACGGCATGGTGTGGTCCTCGGTTGATGCACACCACAGCCTATACACACTTTATTCTGTTTGAGTGCACACAAGAGGATCAACCCATGGCCGCCTATCTCCCTATGGCGTCGCTGGGTATGCAAGCCGCAGGCGCCGCCATGGGCACTGTCGGCAGCTACTACAGCGCAAAAACACAGCAACAGAATCTCAAAACACAAGCCGCTATCGCCGACACCAACGCGCAGATCGCCGAGCTTGGCGCCCAGTCCGCTCTTGCGCAAGGCGCCAAGGAAGAACAGCGCAGCCGGCTACAGACCACAGCGCTCAAGAAATCGCAGCGGGTCGCCATGGCCGCCAACGGCGTAGACCTTGGCGTCGGCAGCGCGGCAGAGCTTCTGACGTCGACGGACTTGATGGGGGATATCGACGCTAACACCATCAAGGCCAACGCCATGCGCAGCGCATGGGGATACCGCACCCAGGCCACTAACTACCAGAACCAAGCCGCGATGAACCGCGCCACAGCGGGCGCGATCAGCCCGGTGGGTGGCGCCGTGGGCACCTTGTTGGGCAGCGCCGGGTCTGTGGCCCAAAACTGGTACCAGTTCAATCAGGCGGGCGCCCAAGGCTTTGGCCAGAAGGCAACGCAGGCGCCAACAGGATCATGGTGGTGATTTATGCCTAGAGTTCCAACCTATGACAATTTCCAATCCACACCGTCAACACTGCCACAGGTGCAGGTTAGCGCGCCATCCGCGCCTGACGTAGCGGGGCAACAGCTGCAGCAATTAGGCCAAGGCCTGCAGCAAGCCGGCGGCTCGATGGGCCGCATCGCGCTGGACATGCAGCAACAGGCCAATCAGCTGCGGGTCGACGACGCGATCAACCAAGCCAAAGAGGCCTCGATGCGCCTTGCCTACGACAAGGATGTCGGTTTCTCTAATGTCAGGGGTTTCAATGCGCTGCAGCGCGAAAGCGGCAAACCCTTGGCGGAGGAATACACGGATAACCTGCGCGAGCAGATGCGCAACATCGCAGGCACGTTGGGCAATGACGCGCAGCGCGAAGCCTTCCGGGCACGGACACAAGACCTGGTTGGGAACTTCTGGGCACAGGCCACCAAGCATGAGGCCGACCAGTTTCAGGAATATGCCCTCAGCGTGCGCGAAGGGACTATCGCCAATCAGGTGCGGGAGATTGGGCTCCGGTACAATGACCAGAACGCGGTGGACGCTTCGATCCAGTCCATCCGGGCGGCGGCTTACGACCAGGGCCGTCTGCTGGGTAAATCCGCCGAATGGGCTGATGCCCAAGCAATGAAGGCCACCAGCAACGCCCACACCACAGCGATCATGGCGGCGCTGCAAGATGGCAACCCCATGTACGCACAGGCCTACCTGAACAAGTACGCCAGCCAGATGGATGCCAACGATATCCTGCGCGTGCGCGGTGTGGTTACCGAGCAGACCGACGCCAAGGCGGCGAACATCGTGGCCACCGGCGTGATCAACCAAGCGGCTCCGCGCTACGTGACGAGCGACGCAGATCGGGCCTTTAACATCGCGCTCGGCACCGAGTCCGGCTATCGGCATTTCGATAGCAGCGGGCAACCACTTACCAGTGTCAAGGGCGCTGTAGGCATCGCCCAGGTAATGCCGGCAACGGCACCCGAAGCCGCCGGCATGGCAGGGTTGCCCTGGGATGAGGAACGATACAAAACAGATCCGGCGTATAACGAAGCGCTGGGGCGCGCCTACTTCCAGAAGCAGTTGCAGTCCTTTGGCGGCAATCTGCCCCAAGCCTATGCGGCCTATAACGCCGGCCCGAAGGCGACGCAGGATGCCATTACCAAAGCCGAAAAAGAGGGGGGCGTGTGGCTGGCCTATCTGCCGAAGGAGACGCAGGACTATGTAGCCAAGAACATGGCGGCCTATAACGCCGGGGGCGGCCAGTACGAAAAGCCATCACTCAATCAGATCCTGAAGCAAGTTGAAACGGTAGTCGGCACGGACAATCCCCAGCGCCTCAAGCTGGCAAGAGAGGAAGCGACCCGGCGATTTGAATTGATGACCAAAGAAGTAAAGCAGCGCGACGATGAAGCCGTGGCGGAAGCCATGCGGGTGTTGACTACCAACAGCGGGCGCTTTAGCGAGCTGCCCCCGGCTATCCGCGCCGCGTTGCCCCCGGACAAGGTCAGCACGGTCATGTCGTTCGGCCAGCGCATCGCCAAGGGTGACGACCTGACCAGTCCAGCGCTATATCAGAAGCTGGCGAGCGAGCAGAACTATCTCAAGGGTCTGAGCGACGCCGAGTTCTACCAGCTGCGGAGCCAGCTGAGCGAGGCCGATTTCAAGAAATTTGCGGATGAGCGCGCCAGTTTGCTGAGTGGCAAGGTCACTTCCACTGCGGAGAGCGTCAACAGCACGGCGATCAATAATGTGCTTAACGATCGGCTACGCACGATGGACATGGACCCGACACCGAAGGACGGCAGCGCGGACGCGGCGCGCATCGGGGTAATGCGCAAATTTGTGCGGGAATCCGTGCTCAACGCCCAACAGGCCCTGGGCCGTAAGATGAACGACGCAGAAGTCGAAAAGCACATCGACGGCTTGTTTGCCAAGTCCGTGAACTTGCAGGGCTGGTTTAGCTCCAGCAACGTCCGTATGCTTGGCATGAGCGCGGGGGATATCCCTGGCGATATCAAGGACAAACTGCGCGCGGACTTCAAAGCCCTGGGGATTGACTCCCCGACCGATGCCGATTTGCTCGGCGCCTACTGGCAAGTGAGTGCAATTAAATGAAAGTAGAAAATACCGACGACACCCAGAACATCGACACCCGTTCCGCCGTGCAAGCGTACCTTGGGCAACAGGCAGATCCAGCGCAGACTGCGCAGCAGACGTATGCTATGAGCCTGGGCGCAAACCCAGATTATGAAGCGGAGCTGCGCCGCGTTGCGGCTAAAACCGGGGTGCCGGTTGATTCCGCGCGAGCGTACCCCGAAGAGGTGAAACGCAACGCGGAGCTGCAGTCGGTAGATTTTAAGGCCATGCAGACCAAGTTCCCGACCACGGTCAATTTCATCGCGGACAAGCAAAATGCGCAGGTGGCCCACGATGACCTGGACGGACTGCAGCGCGTTGAGGACACGCTAAAACCCGCAGATCGGACTTTCTTCGAGGGTATTTGGCAGCCTATCGCCAGCGGCTGGAATAACACTGTGGCGGGGTTCGGTATGGTGATGGGTGACGCCCTGATGCCGTCCGGGTTGGAAGCCAAGCGCAAATTAGCCGCCGAGCAGGGGGGCATCGATTACGCCCCGAGCATTGAGCGCGCGGTCAAACAGGCGCAGCTTGAACGCACAGCGCAGAAGTATAGCGCTCCGGCAGATATCCAGAACGCGATGCAGGAGATCGGGGGCGCGCAGACAATGGGCTACGCCCTCGAGGCTGCGTTGTCTAACCCTCGCGCCACACTTGAGATCGCGCTGCAGTCTCTTGGTGCCAGTGCGCCAGCGCTACTGGCAGCGGCTGGCGGCTCAACGCTGGGGCCGCTGGGCACCGCAGCCGGCGCTGGCGTGGGTAGTTTCTCCGTGGAATACGCGAGCACCGTGCGTGACGTTATGCAGGGCGCTGGGCTAAACATGACGGATCCGGTCGAACTGGCATCAGGAATGAACGATGCTGAGTTGATGGGCAAGGCGCGGGAGAAAGCCGTCAAGCGCGGTGTGCCGGTGGCTATCTTCGACGCCATTACCGCGGGCCTTGCCGGCCGGTTGTTGGCGGGGGCCGCGCCCACTGCCCTAAGTCGCATTGGCCGTGGCGCGGGAGAATTGGCGATCCAGGCGGGGGGCGGCGCTGCGGGGGAAGCCACCGCGCAAGCTGTTACCGGCGAATACAAGCCAGGGGATATCCTGATGGAAGCCCTGGCCGAATTACCCAGCGCGCTGGTGGAAGCGCCCAGCAACTATCGCCACATGGCGGCCAAAGCCCGCGCGGCAGAAGTGCAATCCGCGCAGCTTGAGCAGATCACCAAGACCGCGCAAGCCAGCAAACTGGCGCAGCGCGATGCCGATACCTTCGAGAAATTCGTGGCTGCGGCCAAGGAAGATGGCCCGGTGCAGGACGTTTATATCGATGCGCAGGCGCTGATGCAATCCGGCGTAGCCGAGCAGGTCGCTGCCGCATCGCCCGCAGTGGCTGACCAGTTGCCCGCAGCGGCAGCGACTGGCGGCGTGATCCGCATTCCCGTCGAGGAATACGCCGCGCGCATCGCCCCGACTGAGCTCAGCCAATCGCTGATTGACCATCTGCGCACCGAGCCCGAAGGCTTTAGCCGGGCCGAAGCGCAGCAATTCATGCAGACGCAGCAGGAGCAGCTGCAGGCGGAGGTCGAGAAGGCTGCCGCCGTGCAGGAAAGCGACGCGGCATTTAAGGCCGAGCGCGATGCCATCGCAGCCCAGGTGCGCGATCAGCTCAACACCGTGGGCCGCTTCTCCCCCGAAGTTCACGATGCATACTCCACGCTGATCGGCAACTTCTTCTCGGTGCAAGGCGCCAAGCTGGGAGTTTCCCCGCAGGAGCTTTTCAACCGCACCGGCTTTAGCGTGGCCGGGTCAATGGCCGAGGGGCCGCAGCTTGAGGCGACACAAGGCCAGGCGTTGCAACAAGCGGAGACCCTGCGCGCGGTCACCAAGGGGCTGAAAGGCTCCGGGGTAAGTGTTGCCGCCACTGAGCGCGACGGGGCCATCAACCTTGCCAAGATCGTGGTGCCGGAAGCGGAGCGGGGCGCAGGTAAGGGCACCGCAGCGATGCAAGCCCTGCTTGATTACGCAGACCGCACAGGCCAGCGCATTGAGCTGACACCGTCCGCTGACTTCGGCGGCAACAAGAAACGGCTGATTGATTTCTACAAACGTTTAGGCTTCGTCGAGAACAAAGGCGCCGCAAAGGATTTCACAATTTCCGAGGCGATGTACCGACCGGCGCAACCGGTGAAAACCCTGCAACAAGCCGATTTAGAGTCGGAGGCGTTCAAAAACTGGTTTGGAGATTCTAAGGTTGTAGACGCGGAGGGCAAGCCCCTTGTGGTCTATCACGGGACGGGAGACAGTTTTACAGAATTCGACCCCGCTAAAATAGGCCGCGCGCACGATGAAGGATACCACGGCGCTGGTTTTTACTTTTCGCAGGATCCGGATTATGCGGGGGCTTACACTCCAAGTCTTCGCAGTGGCGGGAACATCATGCCCGTGTATCTGTCCTTGCAGAACCCCTACGTAAAGCCATCAACCGCCACACACGGCGAGGACTGGCGCCGAGTACAAAGTGAGCAAGATATCGCGCTAGGCCTGTCCGACGAGTCAACTGCTGCGGAACGAACAGCGGCGCTCAAAAAAGCAGGATACGACGGTGTTGTTGTGTACAGGGAAAAAGACGGGAACCGTTATGTTTTCGAGGCGGTAGCTTTCGATCCGTCGCAGATAAAATCCGCGATCGGTAATCGGGGTACCTTTGACCCCAACAACCCGAACATACTTGAGCAAAAAGCGCGGGGCACGTTCAGCCCGGAGACCAACACCATCACGCTGTTGAAAAGTGCGGACCTGTCGACCTTCCTGCATGAGTCTGGCCACTTTTTCCTTGAGCAGCAATTCGCGCTTAGTAATCAACTGACAGGAGAACTGACCCCCGCGCAGCAAGAGCTGGCAAAGGATACCCAGGCTTTGCTGGACTGGTTCGGGGTGAAAGACTTGGATTCCTGGTACGCGATGGACTTTGAGGAGCAGCGCGGGTATCACGAGAAATTCGCACAGGGCTTTGAAAAATATCTCTTCGAGGGTAAGGCGCCGAGCATTGAATTGCAGCCGTTATTCCAGCGTTTTGCGGCTTGGCTGAAATCCATCTACCGCGATCTGATGCGCCTGAAAGTGGAATTGACGCCCGAAGTGCGCGGCGTGTTTGACCGCATGCTGGCAACCAACGAGCAAATCGCCCTGGCCGAGCAAGCGCGTAGCATGATGCCGCTATTCGAGACCCCCGAAAAGGCGGGCATGACTCCGGAGGAATTCGCGGCTTACCAAGCGCAGGATGTTGAAGCCAGCGCCGACGCCATCCAGGATATGCAGGCTCGCGGGCTGCGTGATATGCAGTACATCCACAATGCGCGGGGCCGCGAGATCAAGCGCCTGCAAAAAGAAGCCCAGGCCGCGCGTACCGAGGTCCGCATGGAAGTCGCCAAGCAGGTGATGGCCGAGCCTGTTTACCAAGCGTGGCAATTCCTGACGGGCAAGCCCGCGCAAGACGATGCCGAGTCAATCATGAACTACGGCAAACTGGATCTTGAAACACTGCGCGAGGGCGCGCAACCCGATGTTTTCGAGAAGCTGAAAGCCCGCCGAATGACCCGTAAAGACGGCTTGCATCCCGACGTAATAGCCGAGAAATTCGGCTTTGCTTCGGGGGATGAGCTGACGCGAGCGCTGGCGGAAACGTCAAGCCCGAGTGAAGAGATCGAGGGTATTACCGACCGGGTGATGCTGGAACGCTACGGCGAACTGGCCACGCCGGAGGCTATCGAGAAGGCGGCCGACAAAGCGATCCACAATACCGTGCGCGGGCGCATGCTGGCCACGGAGGCCAACGCCCTGGCCCGCATGACAGGGCAGCGCAAAGTGCTGCGGAGTGCAGCCAAGGAGCTGGCGGGGAAACTCGTTGGCCGATTGAAGATCGCAGACCTGCGTCCCCAGCTCTACGTCACCGCCGAGGGCAAAGCCGGACGGGCAGCCGATGCCGCTTTCCGCAAGGGCGATACCCAGCAGGCCGCCGCTGAGAAGCGCAACCAGTTGGTGAATCATGAACTGGCACGCACCGCCTACGACGCGCAGGACGAAGTAGTTAAGATCGACCGTTTCTTTAAGCGCATTGTGACGGCGCCGGACGACAAGCTGAAAAGCCGCGATATGGATGTGGTCAATGCGGCCCGCGCAGTGCTGGCATCCTTCGGCTACGGCGCCAAGGCGAAGAATGCCGCCGAGTATCTGAGCAAGGTGCAGGAGTACGATCCGGCGATGTACGAAGTGTTGGCGGCTAGCGTAGTCGCCGCGCAGGAAATCGCGCAGGGCGACGTCAAGCAATTGACTGTCGATCAGCTCCGCGCGCTGAACGATGAAGTTTCCAGCCTGTGGTATCTATCCAAGCGCGTGCGTCAGATGGAAATCGACGGCGACCTGATGGATCGGGAAGATGTGGCCGAGCAGCTGCAGGCGCGCATGGTGGAAGTCGGTTTGCCGTCGTCCATGCCGGGGGAGGTGAGCGCCGTGACTCCCGCCGAAGAGCGCTCCATGCGTATCGCTTCGGTCAAGGCGGTCATGCGCCGGGTCGAGTCGTGGGTGGATATGATGGACGGCAGCAACAAGCTGGGCGTATTCCGTCGATACCTGTGGACGCCGATCAAGGAAGCCGCCGACCGGTACCGCGCCGACCGCGTTACCTATCTGCGCCAATTCCGCGATACCTTTAGCGATATTGCGCCGACCATGAAACGCGGCCAGATTGTGGCCCCGGAGCTCAATTACACCTTCGGCAAGGATTCGGCGGGCGTTGCTATGAATGAGATCCTGCACGCCATCCTGCACACCGGTAACGCCTCCAACAAGCGCAAGCTGCTGCTGGGCCGTGGCTGGGCGCAAGAGCAACCGGACGGCACCCTGGATACGTCGCGTTGGGATGCTTTTATTAATCGGATGGTCGCCGAGGGCAAGCTGGCCAAGGAGCATTTCGACTTCGCGCAGCGCGTGTGGGACTTGCTCGAGAAGACCAAGCCCCTTGCGCAGAAGGCCCACCGAGACGCTTACGGCAAATATTTTGACGAGGTTACCGCCGAGTCGTTTACCGATCCGTTCGGTATCGTGCGCCGCGGCGGCTATGTCCCCGCCCAAGTGGACAGCCGTATCGTAAAAGACAACGAGCTCAAAAAGCTGATCGAAGAGGGCAAGGAGGGCATGGCCTACGCGTTCCCCGGGACCAGCAAGGGGTTCACCAAGTCGCGCACCGAGTACAACCGGCCACTGCTGCTGGATCTGCGTACCTTGCCGCAGCACATCGACAAAGTGTTGCTGTTCAGCCACATGGAGCTGCCAAGCCGGGACGCGGCGAAACTGCTCTACACCAAGGGCCTGAGCTCGTCGCTCAACAAGTTCGACCCCGCCGCCATTACCGGCATGCTGATGCCCTGGCTGAACCGGTCCGCGCGCCAGCAGGTGACGACTCCGATCGCCGGAGCCGGCTGGATGATGCGCATGCTAAACACCCTGCGCAATCGCACCAGCATGGCCACCATGTTCGCCAACATCAGCAACACGGCGCAGCAGATCACCGGCTTCTCTCTGGCTGCGCTGAAGGTGCGCCCGTCAAGCCTTGCGGCGGCCACGGCAGACTATTTGCGCGCGCCGAAGCGCACGGCGGAAGAGG